GCGCAAGGGCTTGCCACTGGACACCAGTGGCCCAACTCCAACTCCAACTCCAACTCCCGAACCAACTCCAGTACCAACTCCAACTCCAACTCCCGAACCAACTCCAGTACCAACTCCAACTCCAACTCCAACTCCCGAACCAACTCCAGCACCACCTGGCCCCACAGGCCCAACGCCAGAACCAACAATGCCCCCGATGCCGGAGCCATCTGGCCCACTGCCAGCACCAACTGTTGCGCCGGCAGTGCCGGGACAGACCGGCGGGGTGCCAGCACCAACTGCTGCGCCGGCAGGGCCAACCGGAGGTGCTGTGTCCCAGGCGTTGATGGGTGGGCAACCGCAGTTTAATACTGGCGGCGGGACTAATGTGGCAGGCCAGCTTCCAATGGGAAGTGCAATTCCGAGCGGCCCACAGAACTGGGCTCCGTATACGCAAAATCGACAGATGGGCGGACAGCAGGCTGCGGATGCAGTATTTGCCAACCAGCTGGCCGGCGGTCAGCAAATGGGTGGACAAATGCTTGGCAACGCACTTCTTCCATGGAACCAGCCTCCTTTGCAGCAGTCGCAATTCCCGACATCTTATAATCCGATGTTGGATAAATTAAAAAACCTTCTTGGTGGATTTATGTAAGATGAATAAAGAATGTAATAAGTGCTTTACGATCATGCCGCTGACGGACGAGTTCTGGCATCGTGATTCCGACAAGGAGGATGGGTTCAAGGCATCTTGCAAGATGTGCCGTTCCGAGCAGGTAAAGAAGCAGAAAGACCGCGCACTGGACGACCGGGTAAAGAAGATCAATGACCGGGGTTTTAAATTCCTTGAGAAGATAACCGAAACCGGCAGCGACGTGCCGCATATTGCCGAGACGTTCCAGAGGCTTATCGAGGCGTTTGGCGGGTCTGATGGGTTGAGCCAGTGGTACATGGCAGAATTTCTCAGTTCAGCGCCCGGTAGCAGCCAGCGGCAGCGTATGCTGGATACAATGTTGAGAATGAACACGGTGGTATCTGAACTGGGGGCGGCACAGAAGAGCCTTGACCAGATGACTGAGGATGAAATTACACGCGAACTTGACAAAAGAATCCAAAGCTGTAACCGGAAGGACGGCGACTACCGTTTGATTGTTCATGGAAAGAAGACACGGAACCAGCAAGCCGCTCCAAGTCCCAAAAAATGACAAAGTGGTCGGTACAACCGAACACGAAAAGAAAGAGATCCGCCGGCTGGCGGCAGAACTGGCCCGCCGAAAGATCGAATCTCTTCGCGTCTATGAACCGCTGCCTTTTCAGGAGCGGTTTCACGCCTGCACGGCAAAAGAGGCGCTAATTCAGGCCGGCAATCAAGTCGGGAAATCGTTGGCCGCATTCGTTGAGGATGCCCGCGCGGCGACCGGCCAGGATCCCTTCAAGAAATATCCCGAGAAGGATGGGATCATGGTTTGCCTCGGTATGGATGAGGGGCATATCGGACGCACCATCCACAAGTATCTCTTCCGCGCCGGGGCATTCAGGATCATCAAGGATCTGGAAACTAAGGAATGGAGATCCTTCAAGCCCTGGTTGGAAAGTGACTGGGATAGAAAAGCAGATGCCAAGCCAGCACCGCCACTGATCCCCCCGAGGTTTATCAAGAGATTCGCATGGAAGAAGCGGGCGCAACATGTGTTTGAGGTCTGTGAACTTCATAATGGCTGGATAATCTATGCCATGGGGAGCAAGGGGGATCCCGCTCAGGGCTTCCAGGCCGACCTTGTGCATATAGACGAGGATCTGGAGAAGCCAGAGTGGTACGACGAGATGATTGCCCGGCTGTCCATGCGTGATGGAAAATTGCGCTGGTCTGCCCTTCCCCACTCAAAGAATGATGCACTGGTAAATTTGGTTGAGAGGGCAGAGGACGAGAAGGCAGACAAGAATAGTTCAACAGTTATCTTCCGGGCGACGATATTCGACAACCCGTACATGCCAGAGCATGTAAAGCAGGAGAACATCAAGAGGTGGATGAAGCGGGGGGATGATGAGTACAGGAAACGTGCATTAGGGGAAATGGTTACCGATTCGGTATTGATGTATCCCACTTTCTCCAAGGACATTCACAACGCCATCAAGTTCACTGAACCACGGAGTCCCATTCAGACGACACTTACTGAAAATGATGGTGTTCCACCGAGGGAATGGTGCCGGTACATGGTGGTTGACCCCGGCCACAGCGTCTGTGCGGTGACCTTCTGGGCGATTCCGCCACCGGAGGTGGGGGATTATGCCGTTGTTTATGACGAGCTATATCTGCAACAATGTACGGCAGATAAATTCGGGGAGGCCGTTTACCAAAAGATCAAGGATCAGGCTTTTCAGGCGTTTATTATCGATGCCCACGGGGGGAGGCTCCGAGATATTGGTTCAGGGGTGTTACCACGGGTGCAGTATTCCAAGAGCCTGGAGAAGCGTGGTGTAAGGAGCATGGACACGGGGCATGGATTCTTATCTGGGAGTGATGATGTTTCGGGCCGGGAAATGAAACTCCGCGACTGGCTCCATATTGGTGCAGGGGGGGATACGAAATTCCTCTGTGTGGTGGCCCGGTGTCCTAACCTTTGTCAGGAATTTACACGTTTCAAGAAAAAGGTGATGAATGGGTATGTTCAGGATGAGGGGAACAGGCGAGCAAATTGCCACGCTATAGAAACACTGGAATACGGAGCCGCCCACGGGTTGCGATACATAAAGCCGAAGCAGATGGTGTCCTCGAAATCGCGGGTTGCCCGCATCATAGAGGCGAGGAACGCCAGGGAGAAGCAGAGAAGAGTGAATGCTCGTGTGCATTCAGGACAGCTTAAGAATTACGTTAACCTTGGCCCCACAGGAGAGTGAGAATGTCGCAAGTCCCAACCCAAGAAGATATCCTTTTGTTTGAGATGCCCGGTATAGATCTGGGAACACCAGTCGAGTATTTCCCAAATGCTGTTCGGAACAGCGGGGAGCCCCGCTTGGGCTTTGTTGTTCGTGTTTCACGAACCGGTCGGAACGTCGTTATTCGCACGTCAGACGGAGGCTGGTTTGACGCAGTACGCCACATCGATGACCCGAAACTCCAGTTGAATCAGGACATGCGAGAGAACGGCGCATGGGATCGAACCGAGTATGACAAGGAACTGAATAGAAGGCTGGAGTCCATGGAGAAGCGGATTTCTGACATGCAGTCCTCGGTGGACTTTGTTAGCAAGCGTTTGACTGGCAAGGCGGCGACTCCCCCGGCTTCAGAAAAAACGCCTTACCACGACCTTCGAGAAACAGCCATTGGTCTTGGGATTATCTTCAAGGGCAACCCAAAGCGTGGCTGGCTGGAAGATGCCGTTCTAACTGCCGAAGAAGGACAGGAAACGGTAAATGGCTGATCACCCAATGCAGAAAATATGCCGCCAGTGGATTCAAAAGATCCGCGATGCGGAGAAGGTCAAGCATGACAAGTTTGGAAAATATGCCAACGAGTGCATGAAGTTCTTCGACGGCCCGCACGACTGGATGTGGAAGGGCGAATACGCGAAGGCCCCTGGTGGCTTCCTTGACAAGGAGGCTCAGGGGGCACTTCCGAACTTTCGCATGACGGTGAACAGGGTCTTTGAGGCTGTGGCCTTGTTTGGGCCGGTGTTATATCACCGTAACCCCACAGTCCAGGTGACTCCTCGCATTGGGCCGTTTATCGGGCCAGAGGCAATGGGTATTAATCTTCGTGATCCCATGCAGTCCCAGTATTACGACATTTACGGGGCGCAGGATAACTTTATTCAGGAGGTGAAGCGTACCCACGCCTCGATCAAGGAGCATTATCTTAACTGGCTCCAGTATGAGGCGGACAAGAAAACCCATGCCCGGCGGGCCATCACCGAGGCAATTGTTAAGGGCATGGGGATTTTATGGACTGACATTCGCCGGCCCCACGGATCAAAGGCAAGACACCCCCAGAGTTCCTATGTCTCTGTTGATGACATAGTGGTTGATCCTGACGCCGAGTACTGGGAGGACATACAGTGGATTGCCCGGAAGGTAGTTCACCCGATATGGCAGGTGGAGCGGGTGTACGGTCTGGAGGGCAAGCTACACGGAACCCTTGAATCAAAGTCAGCCCAGGGGGAGGTTTATGCTCAGGGCCGAAAGAAAACAAGCGGCGAGACGAGAACTGGCAAGTCGTTTGATTTACTTGAGTATTGGCAGGTTTACTCAAAAGCGGGGTTCGGGGATCGCCTTAAGGCCAGCGGTAATCGCTCTGAGAAGAAGGACTATGACTGGACGCAGTTTGGTGATTTCTGTTTTCTCGCGGTTGCCGAAGGCGTCCCCTACCCGCTGAACATACCGACAGAGGTTCTCGAGAAGGAGAGTTTTGATGAAGTGTTTATGAGGGCCCAGTGGTCTATTCCATTCTGGACGGACGGTGGCTGGCCCTTTAGTAAACTCACCTTCCATGAGAAGCCTGGTGACGTGTGGCCGATTTCACTAATCAAGCCTGCTATTGGCGAATTGCGGTTTGTGAACTGGTGTATGAGTTTCCTGGCTGACAAGGTGGCTGCGGCCAGCACGACCTATGTGGCAATTGCCAAGGCTGCTGGGGCAGAGATACAGGATCAGATCAAGAGCGGTCTTGGCCCCTACACACACATCGAGATCAGTGACCTGTTCGGCCAGAAAATCAGTGATGTTGTGTCCTTCTTGGATGCTCCCACATTCAATGTGGAAATCTGGAATATGGTGTCGCAGGTTCTTCAGCTGATCGACAAACGCACCGGTCTTACGGAGTTGATTTACGGGCTCAGTGGCCCGACCCAGATTCGCAGTGCCTCGGAAGCGGAGATTCGCAACCAGAATGTGTCTATCAGGCCGGATGACATGTCCAGTCAGGTAGAGGATTGGTTGAGCGAATGCGCGATGAAGGAGATGGAGGCTGCAGAGTGGGCACTAACCGGGGACGAGGTAGCCTCGGTGGTTGGTAATGCGGGGGCGTTTATCTGGAATCAGCAGATGAAGACACAGGACTTTGAGAAGACGGTCAGGGATTACGATTATCGCATAGAGGCTGGCACGGCCCGCAAGCCGAACAAGGTCAACCGGGTACGGCAATTGAACGAGTTTGCCCAGATCGCGATGCCGACGTTGCAGCAGTTTGTCTCACAGGGTCTGGTGGAACCATATAACGCGCTGATCGAGGACTGGGCCAAGGCGAATGATCTGGACTCGACTCGCTACATGATTGAAGCTCCCCCGCCACCCCCGCCTATAGGAGAGGAAATGCCTCCAGAAGGTGGGCCAATGGAGGAGGAAATGCCCCCTGAAGAAGGGCCACCACCGGAGGAAGCAGTATGATGGATCCACACCATGGCTTTAACAAGATGCCTCACATGTCACGTCCCGACGGGGTGGACAATGACAAGTTGATCGAGGAGATTCTCAGGAAAATTGAGGAGTCCACGGCCCACATGGTGGAACATCCATCTGGCAACGAGGAGGTGCGGGGTCAGATTCGTCGTTATCACATTGCGAACAACGATGATCGTTTTGTGAAGAACATGCAGCCTGGCGACGAGAAGTACCTAAAGGCGAAACCGGAGTGGCCCCTGGTTATGGCCTTTGGGACAATCAGGGGGCCGGGCGGCACGACGAAGTTCGAGAAGAGGATTCGATGACAGATCTGCATTTTGATAGACATCGCAGGGAATGCGAACAGATGGGCTGTGTTGAGTTCTTTGATCAGTTGATCGGGGAGGGCAATAATTCTGGCTTTGCGGCGATGCTGGCCCAGCGCCGACCGAGCGGGACGCTGGGTACAGACCGGGCGTTTCTGGAGGGATCGCATAGCGCCATGGACAAGGTGGGGAGATACAGTCGGGATCGTATGCTAAAGATGGCAAAAAAGGCGGGTATTTCGACGCAGGGTAAGGTTTACAAGGGCGGTATCGGACGGCCTGACGACCCCATGGCATGGGTTTCCGGGCGAGATGACGTTTTAGCGGCTTGCAAGGCAAAGGGCCTGACATGTTCTGGTTCAGTGAACTATCAGGCGCCGGAAAGAGAGCCAAAGCGGAAGAAAATGGCCGAGGATCTTGTGCAGGGATTCATGGCTAAGGAAGTGGCGAAGGATCCGGGCTTGCGGGAGAAGGTGCAAAAGAGCCGCAGTAAGAAAATGGAACTGAGAGAAAAAGTTATCGAGAAACATGGGAATCCGAGGTTGAAGTAGTGCCGAATCACCCCCTATCCCCGGAGACAACAGAAGCCAGGCTTCGTAGGCTGCTTTTAGAGAAGTACTACCCCCTGCCCTCTCACGAGAGGGCGAGGGTGGCAGGGATGCCAATTATCCCCAGACGACCCCTGTCAGGATTACAGAAGCCGTATAGCGAATCCACTTTGCCGGAATGGATGAAAATTCTTGGTGAGTACGGTAAGGCGGTTCAGGATAAATCATATGGGTTCTCAAACAAAAGATTGTGGAACAGGCAGGTTTTGGGACGACTGGACGATGCGTATAGGGAGGATAGAAAGCGGGCTCTCGGACTTGATGTTGCTAAGAAAGAGCGTGCTGATGCGCCGACCTTTTTAGATCCCCAGAGATCGTCCCCATACGGTGGTGTACACCTTCCTAGACTTCATCAACCTAGTGGTGAGGGTGAAAGCCTCGAGGAGACGGAGAGAAAGAGGAGTTACTGGACAGACAGGGTTGCCAAAATAACATCGGGGGAAATGCTTGATCCCGAAGTCGCGCAGCAGGGGCTGTCTTCTGGTGCGGGGAGGATGGTTGATATGATGCTGCAAGACTCAGCGCGATATCACAAATTGATGAAATTGGGTGAAAAAGCTGTTGGTAAGCATGAAGACAAATTGCACCAGTTTCTTTCTGGAGAACAGTTTGAAAAGGACATGAAACCCCAAAGGGTAGAGTCAGCCGAATATGAAATTCATCAGGGGGACAAAGTACTGGGTATGTTTATTCCTCAGACGAACACGCCAGCGCAGGTCGCGAGAATGGCGCAGCGTTTAGGGGGGCAGGCGGTTTTACGGCAAGGAGAGACAATGTACCCTATTGCTCCCGACGGTCTTCTTTTGTCACCACGTCCATATGGCGAGCCCCTTTAATACTATGCCAGCTGAACTACCGAGTTATCGCGACCAGCAGCAGTTTATGAGGAGCCTGGTTAATGACAAAACCTACCGGGAGGGAGCGTTTTCCAAAATAGCGAAGAGATTGGGGATGACTATTGAGCAGGCAATAAAGCATATTAGAACACACCCGTTGCACTTTTCACCGACAGAAAGGCGAAGCGCAAACATCGCGTCAAGATTTATCCGCACGGCTCAACGAGAGGACAGGCCGAAGCGGGATGTTATTGGAACTCCAAGGAGAATGT